CAACGTATGACTACATTCATCCACCGTTGACATCGGAAGAGCAGAAACGTCTTGTCAGTCAACAACTGCTTGCATTCATGTCGCAAGCTCCGGGTGCAGATAAGGCGTTAAATGGCATACGTTCCAAGTAACAGCACGGTCAAGCTGGAAGGATTTGCTGAGTTAGAGCAGCAACTCCTTGAGCTTGCCAAAGGCTACCGTGCCGACAATATTGCTCGCAACACGCTTGTGAAAGCGGCAGAGCGTGCAATGGTGCCTGTTCTTCTCGACGCAACGTCCAGAGCGCCGTTTGATGAGAACAACACAGACGGCATCCACATGAAATACACCATCCGACTGGATGCGCGCATCCCGAACGGTCGCGATCTGATGTCGGAGTATGTGAAAGAGACTGATGCGGCCATCGCGGTGGTTTCAGTCAAAAAATCAGCAGTGTCATTGGCTCAAGAATTTGGCACCAGAAAGCTTGCTCCGCAGCCCTTTATGCGGCCAGCGATAGAGGGTGCTATGGATAGAGTGTTGGGCATTCTGAAGACTGAACTTGCTCAGGCTATTCCGGCTTACGCGCAGAAGATCAGTCGCATGAGGAAGAAATAATGGCTTCAAACAATATCGCTCGACTTGGTGTTGTCCTTGGTTTGGACATGGCCGAATTTAGTGCCAATGTTGATGCCGCAATCGCCAAGCAACGTCATCTAAAAGATGAGATCAAGCGACATAGCAATGCTGCGGTGCGTGAGCTTAATGAGCTTACAAACGCCACCAAGGACTATGGCCGCGAAGTCACTAAGGTAGAGCAGATTCAACGTCAGATTGACGCAGGCCGATTTGCCAGCGCAACTGATGATATGAAAGCGCGTCTGCTGGCGCAGGCCGCAGCGTATGACGCAAAGGTGGCGTCGCAAAAGAAATCGTTTGATGCCACCAAGCTCACGATAGAACAGCAACAGCAGCTTGCGTTCCAAACGACCGACTTGGTAACGCAGATTGCTTCCGGTCAAAACGCTCTGATTGCGATGATTCAGCAGGGCGGTCAGCTTAAAGACACGATGGGCGGCTTCAGCAACATGTTTAAGGTGTTGGCCGCACAGATCACACCTTTCCGCGTGGCTGTCGGCGGCACTGTTGCTGCTCTTGGCGCGTTAGCGGTTGCTTTCTATCAAGGCTATCAAGAATCAACCCGCCTGCGTGATGATCTCATTTTGACTGGCCGTTATGCAGGCATCACGCAAGACCAGTTCCTGCGACTCGCTTCTACCGTCAGTGACAAGCTCGGCACCTCTATTGGTAACGCCAAAGATGTTTTCAGCCAGCTTGTCGCATCTGGCAAGTTCACTCAGACCAGCCTAGATTCGGTTGGCGAAGCAATCCTGCGCGTTGCACAACTTAGCGGTAAGACTGCCGAAGAAGTCGCGCAAGACCTTATTCCCTCATTCAACGGTTCTGCGTCAGCGGCCAAGTCGCTGAACGACAAGATGCATTTCTTGACGCTTGAGCAATACAAGCAGATTGCCGCGCTAGAAAAGTTGGGACAGACGCAAGAAGCGGCCAAGCTGACCGCTGATGCACTAAATCAAAAGCTGTCTGAGCAAGAGCGGCCATTGGGCATTCTTGAGAAGGCGTGGAATGCTTTGAAATCCGCTGCCAGTGGCGCATGGGATGCCATGCTGGGCATCGGTCGGCAGATGGACCTTGAAGCGCGGTTGCAAAAGCAAATTGATGATGCAACCGCAGTTCTTGAGGCATCGGAACCGGGCGCGGCATCAAGCATAAAAATGGCTATGGATCGAGATGCGTTGCAAGCGCAGCTAGATGCATTGCGTAAGAAGCGCGAAGAAGAAACCAAGAAGGCGCAAGAGGAATCGAAAAAGATTTCGATGTATGAGGGCGCTGGCGGTCTTGCAAAAGAGACTGCCTTGCGAGATGAATTGGCTCGCAAGAGCATTGAAAACCGTTTTGCACTAGAGCGCAACGCGGCAACTGAAATTGGCAAGATTGAGCTTGAGGCCGCAGAGAAGATCGCGCTGGCTCGCTTGCAGATGGATCAAAAGAACAGGAATGAAAACAACGTATTTGCCAAGCTCAATGAAGAGAATTTGGCAAAGGACATTGTTGCAATCAATCTAGACAAAGAGCAAAAGATTCGCGCCGCTCAAACTGCACGCATCGGCGCAATGATGGCCGCTGAACAAGAGTTCAAGCAAAGCTTGCGCGAAGACATGATGATTTATGAAGCGCAATTTGCTATTCAACAAAGCTCGCTAAACCTTGAGAACAAAGCACTTGAGTTGAAGAAGCAAGAGCTTGAGCTTAACGGTCAGAACCTCTACATGTCTGACCTTGACCTTCAGAAGCTGCGGCTCCGTATGGAATACGAACAGCGTCGAGAGGCTATCCGGCGCGATCCAAAGCTGTCATCAGAAGCCACTAAATCCATGATCGATCAGCTTAATGCTCAAGAGCAAATGAAGATCGGTTTGCTTGAGATGGAAGAACGTCTAAGCACGTTGCGTAACATGAGCAACAGTGTGTTTGAGAACATGATGCGCGGCATCGAAACCTTCGTTCGCACAGGCAAGATGTCGTTCAAGGACTTGGCTCGCAGCATCATTCAAGACTTGATAATGATTCAAATGAGGATGCAATTGATTGCCATCTTCAGAATGATTAGCGGCAGCATTGGCACTTCTTTGGCTTATGGCACCAACATTGGTTCTCAGCAAACCAACATGCTGGCTGCTCAGGACGCTTTCTTCAGAGCCGATGGCGGTCCTGTGGCCGGTAACCAGCCATACGTTGTGGGCGAGCGCGGCCCTGAGTTGTTTGTGCCTCGCGGTGCTGGCACGATCATTCCCAACAATCAAATGGGCGGCATGGGCACCACCAACGTGACCAACAACTACATCAGCGCGATTGATGTGAAGTCCTTTGAAGAACGTATCTTCGGCAGCGCAAATGCTGTGTGGGCAGCAAGCACCTACGCACAGAAGCGGTTGCCTATCGGCGCAGGGAGAATGTAAATGTCATTCCAAACCATCGTTGACATCCAGCAGTCCATGACGGTGCAGAACCGCCGCATGGTCGGCCAACAGGTCACCCGTGGTGGGCAGATCAGAACGGCTCAGTATCTGAATGCCGTGCCGTGGGTGTTCACCATCGTGCCGCACAACTATCTGTATTACCCACAGGTGCGCGATGTCATCCAGACCATCGACAACCTTGATCGGCAACTTCCCGCCAACATCACGTTCAGCAGCACCAACCTCCAGTGGTTCACGGCTTATCAAGGCGGCTTGAGTCTTGTGCAAGCTGCGGCTTTGACGCTCGCCAGCGTGCCCGCCGCTAACTCACAGACCATCACTGTTGGCAACCTACCCGCAGTCGGCTCTACGGTTGTAGTGTTTGCTGCTGGCGACTTCTTGCAGCTTGGCAGCTATGTCTACAAAGTCATGCAGCAAGTGCTGCGAGGCTCTGGCTCAACGGTTAGCGTGAATTTGCACCGTCCTGTTATCGGCACGCCTTCTGTCGGCACGCTAACTGCCGTGGGTAAGGATGTGTACTTCCCGGTGTATGCCGAAGTCTGCCCGACTTACTCGCTCACGCCTATGACCAGCGGCGCGTTTGTGAACTGGGATCAACCGTTCGTGTTCCGGGAGAATGTCGCGCCATGACCACCACGATGACCGCGCTTAACAGCGCAAACATTCGACACGCCGAATTTGTGCGCTTGATTGTTGGCAAAGCGCCGTCTACGACTACCTACACGTTCTGTAACGCCGCGGCCCCTGTCACGGTCAGCGGAATCACTTTCAGCAACCTTGGGTCATTGCTGTTGGTGGGCGAAGTGCAGCGCGACATCAAGTCAACATCGTTTGACATGTCAATTTCCCTCACCGGCATTGACCCGAATAATGTTGCGTTGATCTTGTCGAGCGACATCAAGGGCAGTACGGTCGAGATGTGGCGCGGGTTCTTGGACTCGAACAATCAGATCATCACCACGCCAACTCAGCAATTCTTCAAGCGTTGGACCGGCATCGTCAACAACGTCAGCATCACCGAGGACTGGAACGATGAGATTCGGTCCCGCGTTGCGACTTGCACCATCACTTGCTCAAGCATGCGGCGCATCCTTGAGAACCGGATTGCTGGCG